GCTTAATATATCCTGGACAAGTTAGGTAGTATCTGCGCAGGCAAGGTAAATATTATCGACCGAGTACCCCAGCCCATTAAGATATTCGGTTAACTCGCGGGCTTTTCTCACAAAAAACTGGCAATGATGCAAAGGGTTATTGATTCCCTGTTCTTCTTGCCATGCGTGAACTAATTCATGGGCAATTAGTTCGTTGAAACTCCGCATTTCATCTTCTAGGTTTTGAGTATATACCGATATATCATGCCGTACTAGTTTGCCTTTACGATATGCCGCAGTATAGCAGGCCACATATTCTTTCGGTTGCCCGCCAGTTCTAATAGTAAACTTAACAGGCACCCTAAGCCCGAGAAAATGTGCACAGCAATTATATAATTCCAGCATTTTAGTTTAGGCCCTTTCGGGCCTACCTTAGTTTGTGTTACTTGGCAACGAAATGGTCTTTTACTTGAAACTCGCGCCAGTTATAGGGCACAATCTTTTCGCGCCAGTCGCGTTTTTTAACTACGGCTTGCAGAATAGGGGATTCATAATCGCGGGCATCTTCCAGTGCCGTGTGGGGTTCATCCGTAATTTCACCCTTCAAAAATCCACAAACTACTTCCGCATTAGTTTTGAAAGTCATATTAGCCAATTGGGTCGGGGGATTGAATGCGTGATTATCCACCACGAATTGACGAAACTTTTTACTGTTGCAGATATTACCAACAGCCGCATGCCACAGGCAAAACTGTGAGGTAAAGGGGGAAAGGTCAATTCCCGTTTTTTCGCACTTGTCTTTGTCAAATGCGAGGTTGTAAGCCGTCAGAATCGGGTCATATTTACCGATGGCTTGGTTGATCCATTTATTGATAGCGTTAACGCTTGCAAGCATACGACGCCCGGAATTAAGCATTTCCACATAATTGGCTTTGCGACGTTCCAAACCACCATACCCCCAGATATCATTCGCAGCCTTATCGTGAAAAAGCTCAAATTTGCCGTAATGATCTTTTACCATTACGGCAACTTGATTATAAATCTTGCCTTCACGGTCAACAATAATAATAGCAAAATCTGCCACGGTGTTTTCCATGGTAGTTTCCGTGTCGAGAATCGCAAAATATTGCTTTTTAGCCATAATATACCTAAACATTACCGGATGATCCGCCGGAATTCGCGGTTGCTGTCGGTTTCGACTGCATGCATTCATTATAAGGGCTTTTCGTCCAGGTAGTGTTGTTTTTATGTTGAAATGGGCTGTTTTTTGGTTGCTTTACATTGCGTTACACAGCGTTGTATTTTTGATCTTTACATTGTAACAGTCGCCCAGGCCCTTGACAGGGCCCAAAATTATGTGGTATAATTTTGGCGCAGTTTTATAGTATGCCACAAAAAGTGGCATACTATAAAACAAAAAGCCCGGTAACTACCGGGCTTAATGCATCCTGGACGATTAATCCATATCTATAATAATTTCACGTCGAATAATTGCCCACCTAGTTTCGCGGGAAACATAATCGACAAGAACAAACGCCGTGTTTATCATTTCATCGGCGTCAAACATTCCAGTGTTTTCTTGCAGAAATTTCACGGCCTGCGCAAAATCTGTAGAAACCCCGAAGTATCCGCTAGGGTGGTGAATATGAACCATTTTATTTCCTTTTACAAACGCTCAACAATAACGGTTTGCTTAATATTTACAAACACGCATTCTTGAGTTTCAAAATCAATAACGGCTAGAATATCGCCGGCAAAACTTTCAAATTCTTCTAGGTTTTCTTGTATATAAACAACCCCATCGTCTACAGTACCGCCGATATAGTTGCTGATAGTACCGCCCTTGTATTGAATGCTAACCATTTTAGAGTGCCTTTACAGATTGAACAAGCAGATAAACCATTGCAGGAATAATACCTGCAACAATTACGAAACGCTCAATATAAATAAGAATGCGCATTATTGAATTTCCGTGCGTTGAACCATAAACTCGCCGTCGTATTCCCCCGTCTGCAATAAAAAATCTATGTGGGAATTTGCCCTAGATTCTTCCGCAAATGCCCCCTTAAATTCTTCGTGTTCTTCTAAAGTATCAGGGGAACGAAAGTAGTAAAAAACAATATAACAATGGTTCATACTTTGTCCAATATAGCGCCGAGAATATAAAGCAACAGGATGATAATAAAAAACTTAATATTTGCCCAGTCAATCCGATCCATTATATTCCTTTACCACCTTAGCAGGGTTAGGGCTAATTTTAGAATCTCGCCCCCTATATATTGCCAATACGGATTCTGCCTCGCTTAAGCTAAAACACGTAACATACGCCCCGTATATCGAGTACCAGAAAAACCACAGAATCTTGCGCTGCACTTCGTAGGTTTTGCCTTCGTTACGGGTAATAATGCGGTATTTTGACATTTTATTTCCTAGTTAAGGGGCCTAAGCCCCTTTGAATTAGTGGCCCTGTTTGCTGGGCACGTATACGCCAACAATACCAAAATGGTCACATACTGCTTTTAGATACTGCACATTGTCTTCGTAAAAAACAGCGTATGCGTTACGGAAATTCTTGAGGTTGAAAAACTTTTGCAGCCCATTGATTTTCAGGGTTTTGCCGCTCTGAGAATCGCCCTCCTTTCGGGAAATAAAATAGTCGGGTTCACCTACCATTTCCCGCACAAATTGCCAGTCGGGTTCATTCATAACGCGGGCAGTTGCTATTATCACGTAACAGTTAGGATCGGCCAAGTCTGCCTTATATTGTTCGTGCAGGGGTAGCAGGCTATCCTGCATTGCACGGTGTTGGTTATCGCGCCAGTATTGAAGGTCGATAGCCTCAACCCCATTGACAACTTGTGTGCGATAACGATGCGTAGAATCCACGATCGTGCCATCCATATCATAAATTGCAACACGGGAAATGGTCTTGCCGGTCATAGCGTCTTGGGGGTGGGGTTGTTTCTGCATGCATTCATTATAAGGGCTTTTCGTCCAGGCGGTGTTGTTTTTATGTTGAAATGGGGTGTTTTTTAGCTGCTTTACATTGCGTTACACAGCGTTGTATTTTTGATCTTTACATTGTAACAGTCGCCCAGGCCCTTGACAGGGGCCAAAATTATGTGGTATAATTTTGGCGCGAAGCGCCATACTATGCCTCTTTTTGTGGCATAGTATGAAACAAAAGCCCGGTAGTTACCGGGCTTAATATATCCTGGATTACATCCGCGATCCTAGGGTATATCCACGAACAATTGCCCCCACTATTACGCCAACTAACCATGCAACCACACCAAAAGGAAGGCTGATAGCAATTCTAAGAAATTCCGTAGCCATTTTTATTTCCGGTTACTTTAGGTCAACAATAAAGGCAACAAACCCGAACTTGTTATAAAAGATAATCTGTGAAGTACCGTCCTTTTTGATCTGTTCAATATCTCGAATTGAGAAGTAAGGGCCACTAATAATCGAAAAATCCTTTCCATCTTTCCAGTCTTTTTCTGTAGCCTCACGCCCATAAGCGCCACGGGCAAGCAAGGCACTACGATCAAAAGCAGACATTCTATTACTCCAAGAAAATAATAACTTCGCCATTTTCAATAACTCCCATATTATCGGGAATAATCGGAGCATTCCAGCCCTTCCACATGCCGTAAGCAACGGCAGCCGTAAGAGGGTTAATAAAGCCAAGAAAAGTAAGTGCCCATGCCATAATATCAGCTCCAGAAAGAGTTATTCCACGTAATCACCGTTTTCGTCAATTTCCATTATCATCTTGGCATTAGGG